AACCGCTGAAGATATTGTGTAAAGGGTCCGTATTCTACTCCGTTTGGCATCTCTTAACCTCCTTCTTTTATTATACTCCTATTGGTGGTGCCCTGCCTATAAGTCCCTCACGGGTTGGTGGCGTTTGCTCTTCTATCGGCGGTTGCACACCCATTGCTCCTTCTGCTTGTCCTTGTGGCGGTTGCACACCCACTCCCAATTCTTTAAGCAATGCCTCTGCTAACTGTGGCTGTCCGCTTGTTACCAAGGCTTGGACAATCGCTTCTACCAGTTGAGGCGATAAGGGTGGCGCTTGTGCCCCTACCCCCGCCTTTGGGGCTAATAATGCTACTATTTGCTCCGCTAATTCATCCTTCCCCCTTCTCTTTAGAGCTGCCGCTATATTCACTATCACGATGGGGGGCAGTGCCTTGCCCATTTCTTCCAGAACCTTATCCTCCTCAGCATCAGGGTCCCTGATTTGCAGAATGTTCTCCCGTGCAGTCTGCTTAGACATCAATGGAATATCCTCGGGACCCCTCTTTTGTGTGGCAGCTAATGCCATCATTATCTCCTCTGCTTCATCCCTCGGCATCCTGGGTTCTACTTTGACTGACACAAACCATTCTGGGTTGATGTCCGATGGCTTGATTTTTACATGGAAAAATTCCCTTACTGCTTCTTTACCAGGTTTATAACCAGCAAGCTCAGTGGCTTTGAGACCCTTTTGTGCAAACTGAGCTAATAGTTCTTCACAAAGCCAGATATAAGCAGATGCCATCTTCGCTGTTCTGGGCGAATAAATTGACCTCGTAGCATCTGCAAGCACACTTAAAGCCCGCCCCGACATCGCTTGCTGTGTCCCTCCGTAGGCAAGCGGATATGGTAAGGTGCTTTGCTGAATGTCTTGTTCTATCCTACTTAATACAGCTCCAACTTCAGGCGAAATAGTAGGAAGCTGCAACGGAGTAATAGTTTCACCCTCTTCGGTCAAGATTTCTTGAAACGCTTGATACGGGTCTCCCTCTAATTTCTTTTTCCCATCCTTTGATTGATGCACTAATGACCCCGCTACCGACCTCTTAGCAGTATCCATTACCCAGGAAATATATTTGTTTCTTGGCTCATAAAGCCCGCGAGCAGCTGACCATACAGAATCACCCCGCTTATCAAGCACCGAGCTAATACCCTCGGTTCCTTTCTGGAATGTCGGCATTGAGCCTACAGCACCAATACTTATTGGTGCATGACCTAATTTATGCTCCGTCGGCCGTTTAGCAAAATCATTATCTATTATTATTGAATTCCGCTCAGCATCCCAGAAATCTATTACCACTGCATCCATCCCCTTGATAGCGCTTCCGTATTCAGCCTCTATTTGTGCCTTACTCAGTGAACGCTTAAATGCTCCCCAGAGTATTCCCTGACTCCCCATCTCCCAAGTTACTTGTATAGGGTCCCAAGGCACGACATCAAAGACTAACTTGTCTTTGACCATATACACCAATGCTCTCATCGCATACCACCCCCTGAGACACATATAGAAGCCCAATCCCTCCCTTAATGGGGGCTCGCCGCGTTTATTTAAACGCCTGTCTATCTCGGCTAATGCCCCGAAGAGATATAACTCGCCCTGGGAGGCTTTCCGGCGTTCCTCTTCGCTTGCCCCTTCAGGTAATTCTATCTGTAGTGTAAGAGCAGCACGATTTAGTCCATCTAAAACTTTATCAAAATAGTTCCGTGGTGCTGCAGATGTATATGCTTCATAACCCTTGCGGACCCTACCAGAAGCATCCTTAGCCTGATATTCTGCCAATGCCCATAGGTCATAATCCTCGTCCATCCTCTCTCTTAACGAGCCTAAATTGCCTTCACTCTCTTTAATGGCTGATTGAATCTCTGCTACTGAATCAAACACCTGTTACTAACTCCTTCACTAATTCCTTCTGCCTTCTTTTTAAGCATTTCCCAGAAAGCACATCCTCCCCGACCATATCAAACATCATCCCTGAAAACACCTCCCCTTGAAAACACGCTGTTTTTATTGTATTTTCCGTAATTTTACTCCACCTCCCGAGATGAAGCAGTTCCCTCTGCTCTGCCATTATAGCATATTACCCTAAACTCCGCACTTCAGTCTTAGTGCTTCTACCCCCTACTAACCCAAAATGACTACATAACCCATAAATAACTGCTTTCACGCTGTGATTATTCTTGTCTTCTGGCACTTCGCTAATTATAGCGCCTGTCCTATCAGTCTTGTATCGCCACATTCCCATCCCTTCAATCGGCGATACCCCCCCTCCCATTTCCGCTATCAGCCCCCGGCATTTATAATTGACAAAGAAGTTGGGTTGCCCAGTGATTGGGTTTGGCTTGAGAAATGTCCTCAGCCTGTCTATGCCGTCAATAATTCCTATCTTCCGAGAGTCCAATGCAACCTTGCCCTTAACTCTCCAAACTTCCTCTGCCGATGGCATTGCTTGATGTTGCCTGCCTGCTATATCTATCGCCCCCCCTGATACTTTATACCACCAGGGCTTAACTTGGCATACCTCTATTATCTCCTCAGTCGTAAGCCCCCGTTCATAGATTTCATCTATAATATAAACTACATCCGCCTTAATCTGTGCTACCTCAACAGCATACGCTTCAGCATAGCCAGGGTCAACCCATAAATACACAGGCTCGTTGGGGTCAAATTGGTAATCTCCACAGTGCAGGGTCACCCTAAACTCCTTTAGCACTAATCCAGAGGGGGGACAAGGAACCCCAGCAAACCGCTCTTGAAAGCGGTCGTGAGGATACATTCGCTCAAGGGCAAGGATTTCAGGGTCATCCCTGCCACCGGGGTAAATAACCCTGTTCTCCCAAGACGGCAAGCTAAAAGACCGCGCCTCATCAGGATTGTCTATCTGCCATCTGGTGTATAGCTCAGGGAAGTATCCAAGCGAACTCTCAAAAGAACCACTCATCGCTAACCAGCCCCTCTTTTCAGCTAACCGCCCTCGGACACGGAGGAATGCTTCATAACTTAATAGCCCCACTTCACAGATTAAAATGCCATCCGGGGCAGCCCCGCCTAACTTCTCAGGCTCTTTAGCACTTCTGGTAACGATTTCAGCCCCGGTGCCCAAGACCAAACGCAGACTTCCTTCCTTGGGATAGGAAACATTGGAAATAACTTTCAGCTTCCCTAAATTATCCATAATATAGCTAAACTCAGGACGACATTGCTCATAATCTGCTCCCACCAACCAGTATAGTTGACCGTTCGCCCAATCCCCCACAAGCTCCATCGCTGCCCAAAGACTTTTTCCACCTCGTTCTCCTCCAGCTACGAGCTTTATCCTAGCAGATGAGAAATGAGCCTCCGCCTGTATGGGAGAGGGGGAATATCCTAATGACTCAAATATGTGAGCCTTAACTCGTCCCTTCGGAGTTCGAGTTAGAGTAGCCATTAACTATTTTATACTAAAGGTGTGCTTACTTTGTCAAGCACACCCCCCTTTAAGCTATTCATTACAAAAAGTTTATCACTTATGCTTTAACCTTTTCGGGACAAAACCTGTAACTTAAGACTTTCTCTAAAACACTTGACATTCTTAATAAGAAACAGTAGAATAATTATGAAAGGAAATAAATATGGAGAAGGAAGAAAGAGGTCGTTTAGCGATGGTAGTGTTATCTTTTGCGGTTTTGCCTTATCAAAAGAAGCACCTCAAGGAATTAGCAGTAGCCACCAAGAAGACGCAATCGGAGTTAGTGAGAGAGGCTTTAGCATTCCTGTTTGGACAATATGCCAGAATGGGTTTTTAATAATGGGGCGCTTATTCTGGATAAAGATTTGGACAGAGGAATGGCTTGACGGGAGTATTAGGGAGCAACTGACGGCGGTTGAGAGGTCTATCTGGGTGGACTTACTTGTAATGGCAGGCAGGTCTCGTGTTTCAGGGGTTATACAAAGTAATCCAGATATACCTTACAGCCACGATTATTTAGCCAACCGTTTTAATGTTTCAAGAGGGGAGTTAGATAAAGCCCTTGCACATTTCCAAGAACAAGAAAGAATTATAGAGAATGGGAGTGGTATAACGATTGTTAATTGGAGCAAATATCAAAATCCCAAAAGGTCAAAGGATGGTTAACGGTAGTTTGCACTTCTCCTCCTTTCGGAGTCCCCCAAAGAGTGGGGGATTTAGGGGGCTTGAAATCTTATTAAGATTTTTC